TGGAGTTGGTGTTACAAATCCAGGAGCAAAACTTAAGGTTTATGGAGGAACAACCTGGTTAGACAATGCTTCTGGTGATACTCAATCAAGAGCAAATGGTCTCACTGTCAGTAATGTTCCTAGTGGTGACTGGATACCAGGAACAGATGTCAATGATGGTAGGAGAAACACCACTTTTGCATCAAAGGGAAGCACGAGAGCAGTTGCTGTTTGTTGGAGAAATATTGATGATACCCCAAATGCATTCTGGGATTTCATTGCCGATGGAAATACGAATAAGTTTTATATTCAGCAAGGAGGAGCATATCAACCTACATTTACTTGGGATACTAATCGGCAGGTTGCTATTGGAACTGATGTTCAATCGGGTAGCACACTGGCAGTCGGTGGAACCATCACCGAACTCTACAATGGTTCTTACTGGAATGTAGTCACACAGGCAGACGTTGGTTATGGTGCCTCACAGGTTCCTCTGAACCAGTATCTGGGTCAACTCGCATTCCTTGATGACTTCCACCCTAATGGATTACGCAGAGATGGTGGCGGGTCTGATGATGTCTTTGTTAAGTCTGATGGTAAGGTTGGATTTGGAACTACCAATCCAATACACAACATTGATGTATACAAAACATCCAATGATGCAGTTATAAGAACTAAAACTACTACTGCGGGTGCATACTTTGATGCAGATTCTAATACTGAATACTATGGTGTTAGATTAATAGAGGCAGGAACTGTAAATTGGTTTGTCGGGTCTTATGGCAGTAGTAATTTACAAATTAAAGATGGAACTCAAAATAGTGGCACGGAAGTAGTTACTATTCAAGATTCGACAGGTCATATCGGTATCGGAACCACCAATCCAACAGCAAAACTTGATGTCAATGGAACTCTGAATGTAACTGGTATTGCCACATTCCAAGGTGGCATTCATGATGGAACATCTCTTGGAACAAATGGACAGGTATTAAGTTCGACAGGAACTGGTCTTTCTTGGATTGATGCTGCTGCTGGTGGCGGCGGTTCTGGAACATTTGATACTGGAATCACAACATCAATCTATGTTTCTGTAAACTCTGGTGTCGGAACAAATGTTTCCACAAATAATGATATCTTTGTTGGCCCTGACACATCATACACATTCCCATCAACTGCTGGTAAGAAGTATGTAATCGAATCAATTCACATCACAAACACATTTGACAATGAACTCTACTTTACTGCCAGACATGATTTCAATGGTGGATCAAATGTTCCGATTGCACAAAGAGTCATTGTTCCTTATCAGGGTGCAACAGAATTTTTAGATCAACCAATCATTGCAAATCCCTCCGATGTTTTTAAGTTCCAAGCACTTGCTGGAACAGGTTCTACGGCAACAGGTATTAATGGAGGTCTTGATGCATTCATTGTATATTCTACAAAGGATGATACCAATTATATTGGAACTGGTAAGACTGTAACAACAGCAGCAGGAACAGAAATCTTCCAGGCAACATCAAATCCTGCAATGCTTCAATCAATCAAACTTTGTAACTATAGTTTGAACTCCGATATTGATGCTTCCATTTCAATTTATAATGGTGGTTTATCATCTGGTGTTCGTCTTGGATACCTTGCTTATAACCTAACGATTCCAAAGAACAGTGTCATTGAAATTCTTGAGAAACCAAAATACCTTGCGACCAATGCGGCAATCGTTGGGGGAGCATCGGCAGCAAATGTTCTGGGAGTCACTATTGCGGGTAAATATATAACATAGTAGAATTGATATTTTTATGTCTCTGTTGATTGCACTGCCATGTTATGGTGGTATGGTGAGTGATAAAACTGCAAAAGGATTATTTCATCTTGGAAAAGAATTGAGAACCGCAAGAGTTGATCACGGTCTCTTGACGATGGCTAATGAGAGTTTGATTACTCAGGGTCGTTCTAAGATGGTGAACTTCTTTATGAATAACACTGAGTATGAAAGAATTCTTTTTATTGATGCCGATGTAGGATTTCTCCCAGAACATGTCTTTGGATTACTGAGACATGATAAGGATATAGTTTGTGGTGCCTATCCAATGAAGACGATTCCATTGAGATATAATTATAATATCACACAACCACCGGTAGAAGAGGGTGAACTGGTGAAGATTGATAATGTTGGATTTGGTTTTGCCATGATCAAACGCAGAGTTTTTGATGGCATCAAAGATAAATATGGCCATGAACTCAAATTTATTCCGTCGGATAATAGTAGTAATTATGATGTGACTGAAAAAGAAAAAAACAATTCGTATCATTACTTTCTGGAATACAAAAAAGATAATCGTTATCTTCCAGAAGACTTTTCTTTCTTTGAGAGAGCAAAGAGTGTTGGATACTCTGCTTGGTTAAATACTAATATTAGACTTGCACATGTGGGATCACACGTTTTTCAGGAAGGTTGAATAAATGGCATCTGGTGTTTTCGGTCTTCGTAAGGTCTATAAGAAGCAAGTAGAGAACGTAACTAATAATAACTTTGCCAGTTGGCCAGAAGGTGCGACTTATGGATATATTGCAGGGGGTCAACTACCGCCGCCTTGGAGTCGAATTTCAACTATACATAGAATTGATTTTGCAACGGATAATATACAAGCTTTAAATTATGGAAATGGATTAAATTCAAATCTCACCGACGGAGCAACTGTCAAAACTAGTTCTTATGGTTATATTGGTGGAGGATTTACTCCACCAGTAACTGACGTGGTAAGGAGATATGATTTTTCCACACTTACAGCAAGTAATCCTGGAAATAACCTACCTACGACTGTGTTTACTAATATGGGTCTCCAAACTCGTTCTTATGGTTATTTTTGTGGAGGGGAATCTCCTGCTGTTATTAGTTCAATTTTTAAATTAGATTTTTCTAATGAAACTATAAGCGATCCAGGAAATTATCTTCCAGGAGGAGCGGGGAGGTCTGGTGGTAGTGGATTACAATCTTCTGAGGATGCAAGTGATGGATACCTTGCTGGGGGTTATGCCCCATTAAATGCACCTAATTTTGATGAAGTTTTTAGATTAAATTTTCCAACGGAAACCGTAAGTGATACAGGATCCGATTTAGTTCTGGATAGATCTCGCTCTGCATCTTTTTCTAGTTTATCTACCGGTTATCAGGCTGGATCAACGCAACCCACTTTTAGTCCAGCAATATTAAAATGGAGTTTTGAAACCGAGACATCAAGTTCTTTGCCAGGTATTATGCCAGCTTCTATTGGATATGCTACTGGAGTCGCAAGCAATGAAAACGGATACGTTGTGGGAGGAATTAATCCAACACCAGCAAGAGTTTCGTCTGTACATAAATTAAATTTTTCAACCGATACTCTTACTTCTTCCCTCACTATGCCGCCAGGAACACTTATAAGTCAAAGTAGTTCTTTTTCCGGTGGAGCATCAGTTGCTCGTGGAAATGGATATGGAACTTATGGATACCATATAGGTGGATTTGGTCCTCCATCTGTATGCAATATAACAAGACAAGACTTTAGTTCAAATACCTTTAGTGATGTTGGAACCATACCATCATCTCTTTATGGTAATGACAGATCTGCATACAACAATGAGTATGGATACTTTGGTGGTGGATATTCATCTACACCTCCACCTTCAGGGAAAAGATCTTCAATATACAGATTTGATTTCTCAAGCGAACTCGTAAACACATTAACAAATACCCTACCACAAATTGCAGATAAAATAGCACATACATCCACAAGAGAGGTAGGATATTTTGGTGGAGGATATTCATATCGATTCAGTCCACCAGTTCCTGCAACATGGCACTCAAAGATTTGTAAACTAGATTTTTCGAGTGAGAGTGTATCTACCTTACCCGCATCAGGCAGACTGAGTGCTCAAAAGGGAGGTGCTAGTGCAGTAAGAACACCACAATATGCGTTTTTTGGAGGTGGGTATAATCAAGTAGGACCAGCATCATATTCAAAAATTGATAGATTGGATTTTTCAACCGAAGTTGCTTCTGCTTATACCAATATGACCAGAGCAAATGTTTTTCATACTTCGATAGAAAATAATACTCATGGTTATTATTGGGGAGGAGGAAATGGTTATAATGATGCTGATAAATTACAATTTAGTAATGGTACAGTTACAAATCTACCAGGCATTGTTGGATCAAATCCTTATTATTATTATCAGAACTCTCAAACTGATTCGTATTATGGATACTTTTTGGGTGGAGGTTTCCAACCATATCCATTCGCAGGAAGTTTTGGAGAAACTTTAGTTCGCCGTTTAGATTTTTCTAGTGATACTGTAGCAATCTTATCACCAAAGATTCCAAGAAAAGCGGGCACGTCAGCATCAATGTCAAACAAGTATTAATGTATGAAACAATTTTATTTTATGTCTGGTCTTCCAAGATCAGGTTCGACTTTATTGACGGCATTACTTAATCAGAATCCAGAGATACATGCATCCACTAACTCGCCGTTATTGGATATAATACACTATACGGAAGAGTATCTACTAAAAAACTCAGAACAATATAAGGCACACCCAAACCCAGAAGGAGCACATAAAGTTCTATCGTCTATTCCAGAAAACTATTATTGTAATACTCCACAGAATATTATTGTGGATAAGTCAAGAGGGTGGGTAAATCAGATAGAACATATACAAGATTATATCACAAAGGAACCAAAGATCATCTGTCCAGTCAGAGATATTCATGACATTATAACTTCATTCTTATATTTGATTCAAAAGTCAAGTACAAGGTCTTTTGTTGATGAGCATTTGATTGGAAATGGTATTACTGTATCAAATGATAATCGTGCTGACTTTTTAATGTCATCACAAGGTAGTATTGGAATGTATTATCATACACTTTCGGAAGCATTTAGAAAAGGATATGATAAGTATCTTTTATTGGTTGACTATGATGATCTGGTAAGAGATCCCCAACAACAACTGAATAGAATCTATGATTTCTTAGAACAACCAAGATTCATTCACACTTTTGATGAGGTAAAACCAAAGCAAGAAGAGAATGATAATGTCTATGGTTTAGAGAATATGCACACGGTTAGGAGTAGTGTTGAAAAAATACACCGAGACAATACAAAGTTCTTGAGTGAGTATGTGCTGAATAAATACAAACACATGGAGTTCTGGAAAAAGAGAACTCAGAGTTATTCTATCTTTGGTCTCTGATGGCAGTATTTTCTCTTCAAGAAGTTAAAAAACTTCAGGTTCAGAACGTAGATAATAATAACTTTGCCAGTTGGCCAGAAGGTGCTACCCGTGGGTATTATGGTGGTGGATACAATCCATCAGGTTCACAATCAAACTTTTTGAGGATTGATTTTAATACAGAAACAGTTAATTTTACACCGAATATTTTACCAGAACAGGTGACTTTTTCGGGATCTGTTTCTAATCCTAATGGAACATATGGGTATCTTGCTGGCAGTCAGGTTTTTAGTTCTTGTAGGATAAGAAGATTAGATTTCTCCAATGAAACTGTAAGTCAACCAGGATATGACTTACCACAATATAAATGTTCATCAACAGGACTTCAAAGTGATTCATATGGATACTTTGGTGGTGGTTATGATGCACCAAATACATATTTCAGCACAATAGTCAAGTTAGATTTTTCTAACGATACAACATCTGATATGCCTGCCACTTTATCGAATAAAAAAAGTCAGGCAGCAGGATCTTCAAGCTCTTCGTATGGATATATTCTTGCTGGTGGTGGTCCACCACCAACTCCACCACCAACATTTACCTATTATTGTAATATTTCGAGACTTGATTTTTCAAGTGAAACAGTAAATGAATCTGCAGTTGGAGATTACCCAGCTGGAAGAACTCTTATGTCTGGGACACAAAGTTCTGAAGCAGGATATTTTACTGGTGGAACACCCGCTGGCGCTTATAATTGTGTTGTAACAAGATTAGATTTTACTAATGAAACACTGAGTGATCCTGGCGGCACTTTAACACGTGGCACAGCAGCACTGGCCACAGTTCAAAACAATTCAAGTGCGTATTTCGGTGGAGGATACTCTCCACCAGTTATAACATTAAGATCTTCAATATACAAATTAGATTTTGCATCAGAAACGGTAAGCAATCCAGTCAATTATGCCGTTCCACCAACCAGTAATCTTAGAAAGAATTCTGCTGGAATTTCGGGTGGTCAATCAGTCGCTCGTGGAAATGGATATGGAACTTATGGTTACACCATAGGTGGATCTGGTCCTCCGGCATTATGCAATATAACAAGACAAGATTTTAGTTCAAATACTTTTAGTGATGTTGGAACTCTACCAGTATCTGTTTATGGTAATGACAGATCTGCATACAACAATGAGTATGGATACTTTGGTGGTGGATATTCGCCCTCACCTCCACCTGCAGCAAGAAGATCTACAATATACAGATTTGATTTCTCAAACGAATCTACATTAACATTAACAAATTCTTTACCACAAATCGCAGATAGAATATCACATACATCCACAAGAGAGGTAGGATATTTTGGTGGAGGATATTCATATCGATTCAGTCCACCAGTTCCTGCAACATGGCACTCAAAGATTTGTAAACTAGATTTTTCGAGTGAGAGTGTATCTACACTACCAGCATCAGGAAGATTGAGTGCTCAAAAAGGAGATGCTACTGCAGTAAGAACACCTGACTATGCATTTTTTGCTGGTGGATATAATCTAGTAGGACCAGCAACTTATTTGAGTGTTGATAAATTAGATTTTTCAACTGATGTCACTTCTTCTTATGGTAATATGACTAGGGTGAGATATCAAGGAACTTCGATAGAAAACAATACTTATGGTTATTTTTGGGGTGGATATGGCCCCGGTGCTCAACCGCTCTTTTATTATAGTGATTTTGAAAAACTGCAGTTTAGTAACGGCACATTCACAAATTTCCCTGATTCTATTAGTCCACTTTATGTCTACATAGAACAAAATTCTCAAACTGATTCATATTATGGATACTTTGTTGGTGGATCCACAGTTCCAGATCCTACACCAGATGGAACTCATGTTCGTCGATTAGATTTTTCTAGTGATACTACATCACTCATATCTCCACCATATACTCCAAGAAAAGTGCGTAAAGCAGCATCAATGTCAAATAAGTATTGATACATAAAATAAATAAATCACATACCTCATAATGATATGATATCTGGAGCAACTGAAAGTTCATTTTATTATCTTGCTCAACATTATAAGTTTCCTGATGATGTTGATGTAAAGAGAACAACACAAGAAATAGTAGAGTCGAGTAAGAAACATAGAATCATTTGGGCACATGACAACTGTGACCAAATAGCACACTATAATCTACCACAACATCTTGATAAGGTAGATGCGATTGTCTGTGTTTCTAACTGGGAAGCAGAGCAATATGTAAAATTTAATAGAGCACCTGCCGAAAAGATTGTTGTCATTCCAAATGGTGTTGCCGAAGAGTTCAAACCAAATGGAAAGAAATCTAAGACTGCTATTTTCTTTTCGGCACCACATAAAGGGGTGACTGCTCTACCAAAAGTCTGGAAGCAAGTCATTAAGAATCATCCTGATGCAAAGTTAAAGGTCTTTTCGTCTTATGATCTTTATGGTCAGGATCATGTAGAAAGAAATAAGATACCAGAATACATTGAGGCAATAGAAGAACTAAAAAATCTTCAGGGTGTGGAGTATTCTAAATGCATTGACCGAGAAGAACTCCTACCTCATGTGCAGGATGCAGCATTCTTTATGCACCCCAATCTGTGGGAAGAAACCTTCTGTGTTTCTATGGTAGAAGCAATGGCTTGTGGATGCTATCCGATTGTAAGTGACATTGGAGCACTAAGAGAAGTATCATTCAATCGTGGTAAGTATGTTCCAATGCTTGGTGAGAACACACCAGAAGGTTGGAAACCATCGCCAAAGTTTATTAATGAGTTTGCACAGGAGGTCTCAAGGTGCTTTGACTTCTTTGATAAGGAACCAGAAACTTTCTATGCTGCCACGAATGATCTATCAAAGATTACAAGAGAAGTATATTCTTGGAAGAAAATATCAGAATATTGGAAACAATTGATCGACCATATCACTACTAAATAAAAACAACACGATTAAAAATTTTGGATTAGTATGTCTAACAATTATGAAGCAATTGCTTTGGCAACATCTAAAGAGGTTTTAGATGATAGTAACGACTTTATGCTGAAGGTGCTTACTGAAGCAAACCGTTGGCAAGAAAGTGAAACAGAACTGGCACAAGGTCGTTCCAACTTCCAGATTGAAAAGTTTATTGTTCATGACAACTTTACTATTCCGTCTGCATTTAAGGCAGCAATCATTAACCGTAAGAGTGTTGCCGAAGGTCTTCTGTCTAGAGTGATTGAAGCGAAGCAGGCAGCACGAGAGTTTCATTATAAGTGGGATGGTAAGGATAAGACACAACCAATCTGGTGGAAGACTAGAGAGGGTGGCGAGTCTCTGTGTTGGTATGATATTGATGAGTTTCACTTCCATCGTATGCTGGAAGGATTGAATAGTGGATTCAAGGCATCGGTAGAAGAACTTGAATTCTTTGATAGAGTAATCAGCAGACTTGTAGAACTGAATGGTGGCAAACTGATTACGAAAGATCAGTATGATGCAGACCAACCAGAATACTGGCAAAGAAGACTTTCTAACCAGTCTCTTGATGATCTTCTTGCCGCAAGAACTGGTGTCAATGCCGGTAACATTCGTTCAATGAGAAGGGCGAGTGCTCCTACGGTTCTTGAAGATGATGTGAATAGAACCAAAGGAACATTTGGAGATGCGACTAATCCAATGGACTTCTTGAATGCACTGCAGGAAAATGTTGCGGCAGGTATTGAGGAGATCACCAGAGCAGATCAGAACATGCTTCGTGGCATTGAAGAACCAGAAAGAAAAGAACTTACATCTACTTCATTATTCAACCAAGACCTTAAGCAAGGGTAATAACTAATGGCAGTTGTCGGAGACGTATTCGGATTAAATGCCGTTTATGATAGACAAGTAGAGAACGTAACTAATAATAACTTTGCCAGTTGGCCAGAAGGTGGGAATTATGGTTACTTTGTTGGTGGTTATAGACCAAGCCCTTCAGGTGCTTCTGCAACAATAGACCGTATTGATTTTTCAACTAATACCACATCTGCACCAGGTAATAATCTACCTCAAGTAAGAAATTCTCATGTGTCAGTATTAAATGCTTCTTATGGTTATTTTGGTGGAGGTTGGACCCCTGTTACAAATCCTGAGCCAAAAGTAGACCGTATTGATTTCACTAATGAGACTACATCAACACCAGGTAATAATTTACCTAGTGCAAGAACTGGTTTAGCAGCAGTATCAGGTAGTGCTTATGGGTATTTTGGTGGGGGTTCTGCTGGCGGTCAGTCTTCAATAATAGACCGAATTGATTTTTCAAATGAAACCACATCAAGACTAGGTAATGATTTATCTCAAGCAAGGTGGTTATTGGAGGCAGTATCGAGTAGTTCTCATGGTTACTTTGCTGGTGGTTCACCAACGGCACCTACTGGACGTTTCTCTGTGATAGACCGTATCGATTTTAGTAGTGAGACCATATCATCACCAGGTAATCTACCTGCAGAAAAAAATGTTTTCGACACAGTTTCAAGTCCTGCTTATGGATATTTTTGTGGCGGATCTGATGGCACTAATCCTCCAACATCAACGATAGACCGTATCGAGTTTAGTAGTGAGACCATATCATCATCAGGCAACTTACCTCTAATAAATTTTGGTTATCGAAGCAATTCGGGAAGAACATCAAGCATTTCTCATGGTTACTTTGCTGGTGGTACTTATGGAAATGCTATTTCAACGATAGACCGTATGGATTTTTCTAATGAAATCATATCAACACTAAGTAACAATCTAACCGAAACAAGAACTGGAGCAGCAGGAGTCTCCGGTGGAGCATCAATCATTAGAGGAAATGGATATAGAACTTATGGATATTATGGTGGTGGATACCAACCAGGTGCTGTTTTTGAAAGTAGAATAGAAAGAATAGATTTTTCTACACAAACAGATAGTGTAATGGCAAGTAAATTAATATATCAACACGTTCAGTGTAATACTGTTAGTAGTAACAATCATGGATATTTTGTTGGAGGATTTATTCCATCTCCAGGAGGGTTCCCATATCAATCTAGCAGAGTTCAAAGATTTGATTTTACGTCTGAAATTTTATCAGAATTACCTTCACAATCACGAGCTCCATATGAAGTATCATCTGCTGGAACGCTATCTAATTCCCAATACGGATTTGTTGCTGGTGGACTGAAAGGAGTTCCAAATGGATCTGTGGCTGTCAGCACAACAATTCGTTTAGATTTTTCTTCGGATTCATTATCTCAACCATCTTCTGATTTGACACAAGCTAGAACTGTTCTTAATGGTGTATCAGATTTAAGAAACAATTTGGGATATTTTGGTGGTGGATATAGCAATTGTAGAGTTTGCCGTATTGATTTATCATCAGAAACAATAACACAAAACCCCAGTCCTCTAGATAGAGACATGTCTTATGCCAGAACTTATCAGAGTGGTGATTATGGATATTGGGCAGGAGGAAAATATACTCCCAATCAACCACCACCAGGTGGTCGTGCGTGGTCATCGACTAGGAAAATACAATTTTCAACAGGAACTACACAAGTCGGTAGTCCTATGAATACTGGTAGATACGCTGGAGGAGTATCACAAGACAACTATTATGCATGGTATGCTGCTGGTATGGCTCCCAGTTTTACTTACACATCAAATGTTCAAAGAGTTGAGTTAAGTACGGGAACATATTCAAATCCTGGAAATCCTTTATCATTTAACAGATCTAGTAATCCTGGTGGACTATCAAACTAACACTAAATAAATCACATATAACATTTCAACATGAATGATATTCTTGCTAATGTTTTGATTCAACCCAAAGTTGTAACCGGTGATGGATTGAAACTTTTAACTGACCACATGAGAACTGCCCACAAAGAACCAATGGGTGTTTTTGATGCAGAGAAAAGTGACCAAGCCAGAGAAAGACATTCTAAAATTGATAAGAATGTAAGGAATGTTGAGTGTGCAGATTTTGGTAATATTCTTCCTCAGATTGAAGAATTGATGAAAAATATTGTTGAACATGTCATCAATCCATTCTATGGATTTAAGATTAGGGATTGTGAGCCACCACAACTTCTCTGCTATTCTCCTGGCGGTCACTATAAACCTCATAATGATGGAGAGGGTCTGTGGACGAATCCAGACGGAACACAGATATGGAAGAAGACAATTGATAGAGATTTGTCAATGGTTCTTTTCTTGAATGATGATTTTGAAGGTGGATACTTTTCATTTCCAGATTTAAGAATAAAGATTAAACCAGAACCAGGTTTACTTGTGTGCTTTCCTTCGTCAAGATGGTATACACACACCGTTGAACCAGTTACTTCTGGCAATCGTTATGCAATGGTAACTTGGATGAGAGTTCAAGGATTTAAGACAAAAGAAGAGGTTGATAAAGAAATTGCCGATAAATATGGTATAAAAGTTTATTAGGAATATGACTCAATTAATTAAGCATTATTATCTGAATCGTGACAACGGAGAATGGGCAACTAATACTCGGTTTGGATTGATGATGCCTAAAATTGATCATCTTGAAATACAATATAGATTGGAAGATGAAAATAACATTCCTTTTATGCTGTCTCATGTTCCAGATGAAACAGAACATAATGTTACCGTAGGTTCTGATGAACTAACTGTCTATCAAAGTAATTCAAATATTGCGATCACGAGCACGACTGAAAGACAAGAAGATCAACGGGTGTTTGATCCAGAAAATCCTGGAGAAGAACCAACTACAGAAACAGTTACGGTGTATGACTTGACATATACTCAACCTTATGTGGTTACAGAGTCTGTCGGATTAACAACACTCTCTCAGGAACAATGGGATTCAGAGATCTCTGCATATGATACCAGACAACAGAACAAAAGATATGATGTTCTCAGAATCAATCGTGACAAGATGCTTGAGCACACTGACTGGATGGTAATCAAAGCAAAAGAAACTGGAACTAACTTAACAACCGCATTCAAAACTTGGAGACAAGAACTCAGAGAACTTCCAAATAGTGTAGGGTTTCCAACTGCATATCCCACTCTTCCAAGTTCATTAGAAAGTGATTCTCAATTACAAGAACTTATGAACACCTTTGATGAGGTAAAATCTTTTCAAATGATTAATGATCCACTATTGCCCAGTGAGTAAGTCAAAACACTTTTGATTACGGTCGTATGCATAATCAGCATACTGACCATTTTTTCTTACAAAATGAAGGAACAGTTGCATAAACCTATCGTTCTCATGAGTTCTTAGTGGTGACCTCCAGTGGGGTACAATAGTTCCAAGATATGCAACACCATCACCAACAGGTGTTATAACCTCTCTACGCTTCCCTGTAAGGTCTTTGAGTTTAATTGGCCATTGTGCATCACCAGAGATGTTCATCGTTACTGAGACCTCACAGGAGGGTCTATCCGTGTGACAATTCATCCAACCTTTATTGTGATACGTTGTTGTAAACCAATAAGTTGGAATGAGTTCTTCTCCAAGTACTTCTTCTAGGATTGGTTGAATTCTTTTCATTACAAAAGTAGAAGAAGGTGGGGCATAACAGGTCATTACATTGCCTCTTTCGGGATCATAATGAGTCTTAAGACCACCAAGATCTCTTACAGCACCCATTAGATTTTGATACTTGATTTGTATTGCTTCTTCTTTGGTAATAATATTGGGGATGTAATGCCAACCCTTTTTAGCAAATGAACTCATAGTATTCTTAATGTGTATATTATGTATCTTCAAACCCAACAAAGGTATTCTAATCATGGTTTGGTATTTTGTCAAGCTTTGTGGTATAATACATAAAGAAAAAAAAGACAACATGAATTTTGCAGTTTATTCTAAGGATAATTGTCCTTATTGTCACAAAGTAAAATCTGTCTTGGAGTTGACAGGCAGTAACTTTGTGGTCTATAATCTTGGTGAGCATTTTACAAAAGAAGAGTTCTATGCCGAGTTTGGGGAAGGTTCTACATTTCCACAAGTAATGTGTGACAATAAAAAATTGGGAGGTTCTGTTGACACAATCAAATTCCTCAAAGAACAACAAGTCATCAAGTCCTAA